TACTGAGTGTGCACGTCCCCAGTAATTCCGTTTTCTATATTTGCAAGTCTAGAAGATACGGTTGCCCAAGAGGTAGCAACGTTTGTATATGCTCCTGAACCAGTAGTTGAAAGGTTTGGATTTATACCAAGTACGCTTTCAATTGCTGTTACTTCTTCTTGAATTAAGTTTGGGTGGGACGCATCGATAGTATCTACAGTGTTTGCTTTTGTAGTAAAGTTTCTAATCGACCCTGGGTATACGGCTGCCATTTTTCTCCTTAGCTAATTCCACCAGATACATTTACTGTGAATGTTCCTTCTTCTGGCAGTTCATTTACTGCGCATACAACAGTGTCTACAACTAACGCTAGGGCAGTACCAGCAGAAGCTGCTGTGCTAGAGATAGTTCCTGAATATGTTTTAGCGTATGTGAACGTTGTAGAAGAAGGAACAGTTAATACTGTAAACACCCCGTTGAAGTTAGCGTTTACTACATCGGCAATTCTTACTTTTTGACCAACTGTAAAGTTGTGTGCAGCAGAAGTTGTAATGGTTGCTACGTTTGAGGCTAAAGCAAAATTAGACACATTAAACTGCTGTTTTGCGTCTGTTCTGCGAAGAATCTCTACTGTGGCATAATCAATACCTGTCACAGCGTTTAGTGAGCTCATTACATATTGAAGAGGGATTGTGTCTGCAAAGAACACGTTGTCTATATTAAATAGCTCTCTTATTGCTGAAAGAGCTTGGTTTTGAACAATGCTTTGCTTGTATTGAGGCAACAAATTAATAGTGACCTCTAAATCAACAGGCACGTACGCTGGAGGGAAATACGTGATTTCGGTTCCAGGAGCGGCTTTTTCTGCAAAATAAGCAGAGAGTTCTGTAACTAGATTATCAAAAATTGGTGTTGTTGAGGTAACTCCCCCTGTTGTTACAGAACCACGGTCTCCAAATGGTTTTATAAATAGCAAAATGCTTGAATACACATTAGCTTCTGCAATTGATTTAGCTACTCCAGGAAGTTGAAGAGCTAGGGAAGCGTAATCTTGAAGAGATACAGCTCTGTTTAAACCTTTTAACGCTAAAGGAGCATTAGTTCTAATAGAATCTGTTGTTTCTGGGTCTGAGCCCCCAGCTGCTGCTTCCTGGTTGTTAACAGTTACTCCAGATTGAGGGTTTGTTAAAAAGAATGTTAGTTTATTTATAGGAACGTTTCCAGCAGAACCAAGTCCTACTCGATATGTTGCGTTAATAGTTCCAGCTGAAGGAGGTATACGACCACCAATACCATCACCAAATTGAACGTAGGTGTACCCTTCAGAATCTGAGAAGGTAGTAAACACAGGGTCAAATAGGTTATTGTCAATTAAAAATGGGCTGTAAGTATAAGAAACCCCATTTACAGTAATTTCAATGCTGTCTGTAATAGTAGACTCCTGAGACAGTTTAAATATTTGATTAGGTGTTCCGTTTGACGTTCCAAGTAGTTCAGTAAATGTTTTGCCTTGAGTAGCGTCTACTGTAGCAACTCCGTTGACTGCTCCAACCTTAGCAGGTACAACAACCGCGTCGTCTGTTTCAAAAATTACTTGAGTAGTGACTCCGTTTACTGTTACAGATGTAGCAATTTGAGTTCCAGCGGGTACTGTTTTATTTGTAGCACTAGAGTTAGAAAACGTTAGTTCTACGGTAGCTGGGGTACTCTCAGTTGGGGTGTAGTTGAGCATAGAGGCAATTCTAAGAATGCTATCTCTTTGGCTAGCAGTAGCCAAGAACCCTTCATTAGCAGCTCTGTCAATATAAAAGTTTAGTAAGTCTCCCATATAGGAAAATAGTTCAACCAGAGTAACTCCAAAGTCTGAAGGGTCTCTGTTAGTCCAATTAGGTGCGTAATTAGGGATTAGATTAAGAAGGTCTTCACGAATGGTCTCATAATCCCTAGAGGTGTAATCCACCTGTGGGATATATGAAGAGGAAGCGTTTTCAGCCATTGGTTATCTCCTGAATTAAATCACCTGAAGAACTAAGGATAGCGGTTTTTAGCTTCACTGTATCCTCCTCCCCAGTAGGAAGTCGATAAAAAACACTAACCTCTAGGGAACCTTGCACAGCGTCAAACACAGGTTTCATAGAAGTTAGCTCTAATGTTGCCAGCCATTTGCTAAAGGCTTCCCTAATTGTGGTTTCTGCCTTCTCTATAGCTAGGGTTTCGTTTTCAAAAACGGTTTGATTTACTAAGCTGCCGTAGTTAGGGCGCATGACTCTTTCGCCAAATCTAGTCATAAGTACTAAAAGAACCCTGTCCTGCCAAATCTTTTTTTGGTCAGTGGAGTACGAGAGCTCTCCAAAAGAATTAAAAGAAAATGGTAATGATATTGCTGAACTTGCCATTAATATACCCCTATCCAAACTGGGAAATTAGAATCTCCGCCTTCAAACATTACCCATACCCCTTGGTCAATCCTTGGAACTAGTCTATGCGGAGAATGCTCTGCGGTGGTGTTTGTCTCTTGTTCGTCGTTCCAAAGTTCGTCAGTATCGGCATCTGTTTTTTTAGGGTGCTTTAAAGTACCTGCGCCTGCCTTAGCCACAACTGTTAAAGCTGGGACTGTTTCTGTGTCCCCCCGTGAGTCTGTAACTGACACAGGTGTCGTAGTTAGAAGTGCTGCAATCTGCGCCGCTGTGTGTTCTTGATGGTCAGGGTGGTTTGAGTTAGAGGTTACAGGTAGACATGGCCATGCCCATTCGCTTAAAGCGCTTCCCAAAACTTGTGGCACCAGTAGTTTAATGCGTTTGTAGTTCTCTGGGTCTTCGTTTTCTTTACAAATGCCTCTATATATTCCGTAGTGTAGGTCGCTCATATAGCCCTCGATATTTTTGAAATTACAGCTGGAGACCTTCTGGGCTCTGCTTTCTTAGCAACTAAGTTACCTTTATTAGAAGACCACGTATTGTTAGAAACTTCAAAAGATTTTTTGTTAGGAGCAGTTCTGTTTCTTGAAGTTACTAGCCTAATATCAGAAGTTGGCTTTATTTGAGGAGAAGAGCTTAACAATTGATTTTTTGGCGCTTCTCTAGTTTGTCTAACGTTAGGCTTAATTACTCTATTTTGAAAAGAAGTAGGAGATGCAGGTACTCCTGCTATGTTAACACTACCTAAAGAATCGGTGCCAAGTACAAGATAGGTTGTGTAAAGATAATAGTTTAATTCCGTCTCTTCTACTCGATGTTCTGTTTCCAAAACTGTCCAGTAACCGCTGTATGAACCAACTGTATCTAAGTAAACAGGTTTGCCTGGAAGAAGCCTAGAATCTCCAAAAACTACGGCAGTAGCTCTGTAAGGAAATTTAGAGTTTTCATCAGCAGCCTCTGCTTCATAGGTAGCTACTTGAAAATCGTTTACTACTACCGTGGTAGCGTATTTATCAAATAACTCAGTTTGAGCTTTCTTTCTAGTCGGTGTTGAGCGTCTTTGTTTTGTAACTTGAATTAATTCAGCAGTTCTTGGGTCTATTCCAGTAACTGCAGTTGCAGATTTATCTGACAACCCGTGAGACAAAGTTTCTCCAATTACAGGGTTAAACTCGTATATGTGCTGAGCGCTTTTAATTCCGTATTCACCTCGAGTAAAGTATAAAGCTTCAGAAATGTTTTCGGTAAACTCTTTTAAATGAGGTTGAAAATATAAGGTGGTTCCTTCTACGTTTAAGCTGTATCCACACTGTTTTGCTAATTTTCTTAAAAACTCCCAGTCAGTCAATCCTGCTTGAGAAATTTGAGGATACACTCTTGGATGAGGTTCAATTTTGTAAGAAAATCCGTTTTCTACGGCAATTTTTTGAGCAATCTCACTAGCGGTAACATTCCTAAACACATCCTGACTAGCTTGGCGCATAACATAAGAAGCTCCAATTGCTGAAACTTCAATAAAGTTAGAAGCTCCAGTCATATCAGCTTTAATGTCATGAACATACCCAACAAACTCTCGTTTTCCAATGTTTAAAGTTATAGGGGTTCCTGGCTTAACTCGGGATACGTCTACCCCCCAATCACGAAATTGAATAGTTGCAAACTCATGATTAAACAGCCCTTGTTTAATATAGGCTGTGTGAACACGGTCTGGTTGAGCAGAGCTGGTAGGAAAACTAACTTTTACACTATTAAACACGAGGAATCCTTAGTAATGTACCAGCTGGAATATTTTGTATATCTTCAATTTCAGGGTTAGCTTCCATAATTACCCACCAAAAACCAGGTTTGCCATAAAATTTCATAGCAATATTGTCTAGTCGTTCTCCTTGTTTATATGGATATTCTTGATATGTAAGAATACCTAGTTCATCAAATTCATAAAAAACAACTGGGTACGCATCTTCATCAGGTTCAAAAGAAATAAAATCAACAACAGAAAGTTCATACCGTGAACCTAGTCTAATTGGCATTCTTATACCTTCCTGCTTGTAAGCCCTGCAGTTGCAAGGACGTTTAATGATATTGATACATTTGTAGAAATAGGAATCATGTCAGGGGTAAACCTCATGTGTTGAACTCCTAGGCTGGTGACGTACCCCTTGTAAGCAAGAGGTCCAATATCAATATTTAACAGTGTAGGCATTAAAAAGCCAATATCAGCTGTTTGTATTCCTCGTCGGTTAGTCCACACAGTATCACCTGTTCCAGGACCATTAATAGCTCTGTACAAGTACTCAACATCTGAGATAGTGCCTCTTTCAAACAGGTCAATTAACTTGTCTTCTAATTCTTCAGCACTAGTTTGAAACGAAGTATTACCACTGTAGTATTCAGAGAACTCTCTTACTGAGTTTCTTAATAGCCCTCTCTCTGTAACTTTATTGTCGTAAGACTGGTCAGGTCTATATTGAGATACTTGAGCAGCAGGCACCCCATAAATGTTTGAAGTGTTTAATCCTGGTCGTTCAAATTTAGCGTTTGCACAAGCAAAGTCGTTAGTTCTATCTAAGACAATGTTAAATGTAATTGTTTCAGTAGCTGGGAAAGCGGCTACTAAAGATAAGAACATATCTTTTACATCTGGAGTTGTTTCCATTTGTACTTGAACAGCTGTTGAAAATGACTCTGGATTCCATAGGAATTGGAAACCATACTTTCTTTCATTATCAGAAGCTTGTTTTGCTATTTTTTGTGCGTCGCTACTTGAATCTGAAGAGCCAACTGTAATATCTAAGTTTGCGCTTGAGTTCCACCATAGGCGCCCACGACGATAAGCTTCGCTAGAGCGATTTGGTTTTCCAAAGTCGTTATACCCGCCACCAACATTATTAACAAGAGTAGGGGTTAAAGGCATACTCCATTTGTGAGGAGGCAAGTTCCATTTGTATTCACTTGGGTCAGCTTCTGGCTGAGGAGACGGAGTAGTGTCTCCATCCTTAGCAGTTTCAGCTTTAGTTTTGTCTTTTGTAGTAGTTTTAGTTTTATCTTTACCGTCATTTGAGGTTGACTTAGTATCCTTTTTAGAAATTTTATCAACTAGCGGTGGAATAACAATAGTACCTACGGTAGCTACTGTAGCTGCTCTTCCAAGTGCTTTTTTTGTAAGTACTTTTGAAGCAGCGCTGCCAACAGCGTACCCACTTGCAGTTTTTGTAATTTTGCTGGTTCCAGGCTTTGCTGCTTTAGCTGATTTAGCAGCACCTTTAGCAGTTACTGCTGCAGCTCTTTTTACTTGGTTTTTTGCAAGTTGTTTAGCGGCTACTCCAACTCCTATTCGAACGGCCCCTACTACAACAGGTATCAAAGGAAACGGCATTATCTACTCACCGCCATTCTAATAGAGTCTTCGTTAATGAGTATGTTCTTAACTTCTCTTGCAAGTTTCTTTTCATCAATTGCAGTTCCTTTAGGCACGTTAATGTTTACAACTACTCCACCATAGTTAGTGTGGGTGCTGCCTCCACCAGTGTCTCCTCCACCTTGTGGTTTTGCAAACAACGGAGTTCCTGATTTCATGTCAAATAGCGATGTTCCTGATACTCCAACGTCTGCTATAGCATTTGCTGCGTAAACACTTGAAGCAGAACTAGAGTCTAAAGAAGCTGCTCCACTTAAATATCCAATTGGGTCTACTTTAGCTTCGCCTCGTCGCACTTCAAAATGTAGGTGAGGACCAGTACTGTTACCTGAATTTCCACTTAACCCAACAACTTGTCCAGCTTTTATAGAAGAACCTTCAGGTACGTTTTTACTAGATAAATGACCGTAGTAACTTGTATACCCATCGTCGTGTAGAACTTTTACATAGTTACCAAATCCGTCAGAATCATAACCAGTAGGTTGAACTATTCCATCTTTAACAGCCATTACTGGAGTTCCTGTAGCAACTCCGTAATCTACGCCTCCATGAGGTCTTCCATAAGATGGGCTCTTTTTTCCATTAAATACTAAGTGTCTTACTTCACCATAAGGACTAGTTACTCTAGGACTTCCGCTCAAAGGTTTAACTGCTGTATACATGGCTTCGTTGCCGTCGCCACCACCAGTTCCACCATCAGGCTCTTCGTCGGTCATGTCTGTATTAAATAGCTTGTTTGCTCCGTAAGTTACACCCGCTGAAATGAGAGCTGCCAACCCAAGTCTCTATTTTAGAGAACTGTTTGATAATTCCACCAAAAGTATCTACGTGAGCGTTAAAGTTTTTAGCAGCAGTTGTAAGAAGCGTATTAGCTTCCATAATTCCTTGAATTTGATAATCAGATGTAGAAGCAATAACGTCAGAAGCTGCTGCATTTCTTTTTGCTTCGCTCTGAGCTATATCTGGAATTAATCCGCTTTCTCTTAATGATTGCAAATCTAGTTCTGCACCAGATGCTTTTTGCATAATTGCATTAATAATGCCCATTCGTAGTTCTGGTGACTCACCAAAATACTGATTTGAATAAGAATAAAGAGCATTACCTGGTTGCAAAGATAGAGCAATAGCGTCTTTCGTTATCTTTTTTCCACCAGCTGCATTAGTTAATTGCTTCCATACGTCATTAGCAATATCTTCAGGCTTTCTCATAAAGCCATCGGCACCTCGTACATTTATACCAATCATACGAAGTTTGTTTACGCTAGATGCTTGGTTTAAAGCAATAGCGGCTGACATACCGCCTTGAATACCTACGCCAGGCGCAAGATTTGAAAATGTAGCCGCTGCAGACATGGAATCATTTCTTCCAAATCCTGGAAGCATTCCAGCGCTTAAGCCCATCATTGCTGCACGTGCTGCGTCTTCTGGTTCAATTCCTGTTCCAGTTTGCATTGTTCCGCTAATCATGCGGCGAGCCCCACCGTTAGTCATGAAGTTTAAGCGGGCTTCAGTAAAGTTACGTTCAATTGCTTGTTGATTTGTAGGCAACATTGTTGCAGCAAGGCCAATACCTGCTACAGCGTACGGAAGAGCTCTAGCTACTGCTCCACCAAAACTCATACCACTAGATGATTCATTAGCTGCTTGTTGGTTTCTATTAGGAGGTTGTACGAACCCTCCTAAAGAACCAGCGCCAGGCATTTGAGGAACTCCAGGTCCACCTCCGCCTGCTACGGCAAAAGCTCCAGCTCCTTTTCCTGCCTTTAAATTAGCTGCAATGTCAGCAGATAGTTCTTTTGTTTTTTGAAGAACTTGATTTAATTTATTGTATTCTTCACGTAGGTCGGTAACTAACTGAATTTTTTTAGCTTGGCCGCTACCGCCAAGGTTCATTCCACCAAGAACGCTCATCTGCTAATCACCTCCTACTTACGTTTAGCTCTTGAAATCCAATTAAATCGTTCTCTAACTGATAAAGAACGAATATCTTCTAGCGTCCATCCTGGGAACGAACGCGTCAAAAATTCGTACTGGTCTAACAGGTTCTCGTAGTCCTCGTCTTTATAGACGAAACAAGTCGGCCAGGCTCAGTGGCATAGCTATTTCTTCACCACATGCCTCACAGGCCGTACTCACCTCCCCGAGGCGGGGTCCTGGATTACGAGTTAAAATTTCTTCAATGATTTTACTTCTGTCAGACATTCCTAGTTTTAATACAGAAACCGCTCCTAAAGAGGGTGCTCCGTTAATAGTAGAAATGCATCCAGCAAGAAGCATTGTGTTTAACTCTGCCACGGTTTTATCCGTGTTTTCCATGAGTTTTCTTTGAACTGACCCGTTAGGTAAGTTAACAACAACTTCTCCTAATTTTGATTGATAGACAAATGTTCTATCTTCAATAGGGTCTTTAAGTTCACGCACTGGTATGCCGTCTTTTACATCCACTGTTACGTCTAGAGCTGTCTTACAAAATGGGCAAGTGATATTAAAATCAACTTTAGACCCAAAGGTAACGCATCGAATTCCAACAAGGATTGCGTCTCGGTCACCTGATAGTAAGCTGTCCAAGTCTTCTTTGTTGGCTTTCTCCATACCTAAGCTAACAAGTCCTCGTTGTAGCATTACGTTTAATGCTCTTCCAATAGACCCTGCTTTAGATATAGCTTCTTCATCGACACCAGTCAATTCACGCACTTCTGCGTATTTGACTAGGGACCCTTCCCGGTTGATATATCCTCCGGGAAGAGTCACCTCTGAATTTGAAGGCGGTACAGTTTTTACTTCAACTGCAGGCTCTTCAATACTCTTGGTCAATTTGTCGAGTAGTGACTGGTCTGTAACTAGTTGTTCTGCCACGATTTATTCTCCTTAGTTAGTTTGTTTAACCTTTTGCATCTCCAGAACGAGGGTCTCCAGTTGCTCCTGTAAAGGATACAGAAAGACCTTCGTGCACTAGCTGCATTGTTTCAAATAGAATTTGGTTATCTGTTGCGTTTAGGTCTGAGTAGCTTAGGCTTGAAATCCAAGCGTTGTGAATCTTGAAGCGCATCTTAAATGCGTTTTCTCCACTATCCGCAACAGGATGGTCCATTACCCAGATGTTAACGTCACAACGGAATGAGCTTGTGTTTGCTCCTACAGCGATACCGTCTCCAGAAGCTGCAGCGAACAATCCACGCATCCAGTTGATTGCTTGGTCATTTCCAAATAGTGTTCCTCTTTGGAAGGTCACTGGTGAAAATGTTGTCATACCTGGAACTTGGTGCAACGTAGTGTTGTATCCACCTTCACGGTATCCAATGCTCTGTGTATTAATAGATAACCCAGAGATATTTGTAAATCCTCCACTAAAAGTAGTGAAGTCTTTTGTTGCATACGCCTTAGTTTCTGCTGGCGTAAATTGCGCATAGAATCTAAAACTGCGAAGTGGGTCTGTCGCAAGTTTAGAAAAGCGCGAGATATTACTGGTGGCCATGTTTTATTCTCCTTACGCCACAGTGACGGTGCTGCCACCATCATACTGACCGATTTTGATAACAACGAATTCAGCTGGTCGTTGGAGGGCCACTCCAATTTCCATATTAACTTCTCCATTGTCTACCTTGAT